ACCGTGTTGGCTTAAACCGATAGTTGTATTACTTCCACCTGTTCCAGCGATAGATGAATGTTCTGCGTTAGCTTCGTTATAAAAAGCTTCAGTTCCTGTTTGGTTAGTGTATCTGCTTCTCATAGCAAATATTAAACCAGTAGGTCCAGTCATAGGCTGTACACCAACTAAGTCATAAGCGACTAAGTTAGGCATTGCTCTACGTACTAAGCTGATTAGAACTGGATCATAGTTATCAACGCTTGATCCTGTAGCGTTTGTAGGTGCTTCGGCAAGTAGTGAGTTTGGTGAAAAACCTCTATCTTCTCTGATTGCCTTTTCTGTGTTCTCCAAACAAACTGCAGTTACTGATTTCTTATGACTGTCCCCAATTTCAGGTAAGTCAGTGTGCTCAATAATTGGCTGCCACTTGTTCTGAAGAGTTTCGTAATTTGATTCCATTTTAATTTCCCCTTAAAATATTGTTACGAGTTACTTTCTAGCAGTACGCGCAATTGCGTCTGCATACTTAGCCATGCCACCTGGTAGAGGCTTAACTTCTTCGTCAAGTTCTACTGGTTGCTCATCTGATAAATCAGATGATTTAGCTGGTTTAGTGTCGAAGTATGATTCTTTCAAAGTGTTTAGTTTTGATTGAAAGTCTTCAACGTTCTCATAATCAAGTCCTTCCGATAGAGCACGGAGTTTTTCAATTTGAGTTTCCGCTAAGCCATTAGTAGCCTCAGCGAAAATGTTCTGTGTTAGTGACTCTATGAGTTCATTAGAAAGATTAATTTTCTCACTAGTTTCCTCTTCAAGTTTAGTTTCTAGTTCTTCAACTCTATTTTCAAGAGATGAAAGAACATCTGTTTGAGTATCTTCAGGAAGAATCACGTTATGTGCTTCTATTAATCCTTTTAGACCAGACATGAATGATTCAGCAACTTCAACTTTTAATGAAGACTCAATTGCAACTTGATTCTCTTCAAGCCATTGCTCTGATAAGTAGTTGATGTATTCATCAAGTTTACCAGTCATGTCTTCTTTCAATTGCTCTTTTGCTTCATCTATTTGAGATGCGAACGCTTCTGAGTATTGATCATTAAGATCTGATACTCTAGCATTTACAGCAGCTTCAAATACTGTCTCTGCCTTTTCTCTTAGGTCTTCGGATAAATCTTCGCCAAATATAGCGTCGATGTCTTCCTTGACTCCACCACCTTGTCCTGGAGTTCCAACCTTAGGTGCTTCTTTAGCATTAGCAGAACCAGCTTTGTCAGCTTTTCGAGCTGGAGCTTTCTTGCCACCTTTAGAAGTAACTAGGTCTTCACCTTTAGATTCGGATCCTGATTTAACGTCTGCCCCACCTGGATTAGGTGCAGTAAAACCTACAGTCTTATCTGCTGGTCTTTTATTGCTACCTTTAACCACTGGGTCAGCGATTTCTGAATTTTCACCGCTGGCCTTAAACTCGTCAAGTTCTACTTGCTCTTCGGCCACAGCTTCGATTGTTTCGAACTTATCTAGTTCATTAGCCATTTTTTTCTCCTCGTTTATTGAGTGTATACATTTGTATATTATTTATAAATTTACTATTTACAGGGTATTTAGGAACTTTCCAAAAAGCTCAATCTTCCTTTCCTGCAACTCTCTTGCGGATCTAATACCTGTATTCTGTATCTCTTCAATCACTTGTTGTGATTGCCAAGAATTAGATGCAGCATCATAAATCCATTCTACTCCCTCCATAACTCCATTTACAAATGCATTTGGAGCAGAAGGGTCTGCAACAATATCACCAGCGGTAGCAAGTTGAAAATCTCCTTGCACTTCGTTGATACCTTCAGCAGTTTGTTTAATCGATCCCATACCTCTTGATGATACACCTAATGATGCACCTTCATCAATAAGACTTTTAACAATCTTACCGTATGGAGTATCCATTACCTTTGCCTTACCTACAAAATCTTGACCTTCTCTTCTGAGGTCTTTGATCATGTGTGAAACTCTTTCTAAGTTTATGGTTGGTCCATCTGGATGGCCTAACTCACCATAAGCTCTGTTGTTTTTTACGAATGTGTCGTTATATCTACTTACTTCTTTATCTAATGTTTCCATTGGATACATACGACCATTTCTATTTTTTATACCACCTTGCATAAAGATACCTTCGATAAAGTAATCTTTTCCTTTACCATCTTTAGCTTCAGTTATTACTGGTCTAATCGAATCAAAATTTGTTTCTGCTATTAGTTTCATGTTAACCTTCTACTGATACGCCAGCTGCTAATAAAGTAGCTGCTGATCCAAAGACTTCGTCTGACGGGTCTTTCTTTAATAATACTGTGTCTGCTGGACCTACTGAAACCATACCTTTAACAACACCAGCAACTCCATTAGCTTCAGTAGATACTGAGCTGTTAGCTGATCCTGTTTGAATAGTTACGTTTCCGAATGATGTAGAGTTGTTGTAGACTCTCACGACAGAGTTTAATCCAATATTACTTGCATGAGAATTATTAGCCACTAATGCAGCTTGTGATGTTTTTACTTTAATGATCTCAGACATCTTTGATTTCCTCTACAACTTCTAAAGCAAATTCTACAGCTGCTTCAGGATTCTTTAATGCTAGCTCATCAAATGCTGCTAGATTGTCTTCAGTAAGATTCTCTCTTACAAAGTTAATTGCCTGCTCATATACTTCTGCATCCTGACCATCTTTATAATGTCCAGCTCCTGCAGCGTCATGAGTTCCATCTTTTTTAATTGATCCGCCTTTAAAGACTGCATCTTGTTCAGCTTCATTTTTGAATGCTGGATGAAGTGCTGTTGCAACATTGTCTTTATGCTTACCAACGAAGTTCTTTTCAGCTTCTGATTTTGGATTGGCATAATTAGATACCTGACCAGCTTGTTGTTCTGGATCTGGTACTATGTCGATCTTCTTAAGTTCAACTATATTTCTAAGTGATTTCATTTTCCTCTTCCTCGTCTTCGATCTCTAGATCGGTTTCGGGTTCTATTTCAGTTTCTTCACCTTCATCTTCAACAGACTCTGATTCATCAGGCTCATCTATAAGCTCCTGATCTGCTTGATACTCATCACCCTCTTCTGGTTCTAAGTCAAGCTCTGGTTGTACTTCAACCTGCTCAGCGTCTGGTTCGTAATCTTGACCAAACAATCCGTTACTAACTTGGCTCTTAACTCCTGCAACTTTGTCTGCTAGTTTATCTACCAAAACATCATTGAGGACATCACCAGCTTTGTTAGGCTTATCGTCCAATGCCAAGTCAACTATATCTCTTACATTATCACTCATTATATTCTCCAACTATATTTATATATCTTACACTTGCTCAGGCGGTGCTTCTGGGAATCCATCCCCTTGATCCGGCTGTTCTTCGCCATTTTCTGGCTGTTGTGCGTCCATTTGTTCTTGTTCTGCTTCAGAATCTATCATCATCTCTGCATGCATGTCATCAATTTCTTGGTCTGTTTGTTTAAGAAGATTCTTCTTAACCCATACTTGTGAGAAGTATTTTCCAAGATAAGGATCGACATCATTGATTGCTGATATCTGTTCTCTGAAAATTTCTAAATCTTTTAACTCTGAGAAATGACTATCTGTTACATAGTCAAATTTTATTTCTCTTCTAAGTGCTGGCCAATCATCAGGTGTGATTACGCCTTTCAATACTAATTGTTTCTCTAAGCATTTTTCAAACAACTGAGAGAACTTTAATCTTAGTCTTGCAATAAACTTCTGAAACTTAATTTCATCCCTACTAATTTCAGAAGCTCTACCTATTGCAAAGCCAGTTTCAGCTTCTAACCTAGACACAGGCACGTTTAATGCTCTGTATAATTTCTTTTGGAAGTATAAAACATCATCCATCTCACCAAGGTTTTGGCCCGCAGGTAGAGTTGTTATCTCTGTACCTTTGCCACCCTCTCTTCTTGGTAACCAATAATCTTCAAGCATTGTCATAAATTTACGATCGTCTCTCAGTTCACCTGTGTTCGCATCGTAAACTAATCTATTCTTATGCTTGGCCATCATATCTCTAAGATATTGTTCTGCTTTTACTTTGGGAAGATTACCAACGTCAATATAGAATATCCTTCTCTCTGGTGCTCTTGATATTCTATAGATGACTGTAGCGTCTTCTAATACTCTTAATTGATTTAAAGGTTTTATAGCTTTGTGTAAATGAGATAGGACTAGTTTATTATCCTCACTCATTAATCCTGACGTACAATGTAATATACTATCCTTGGCTATCTTTAAGCCTTGAGTAGTACCTTGAGCGGGATTGACAGTTCCAGGACCGCCTTTATAACCTTTGTCATTGTACATATAGTATTCTTGTTTAGTTTGTGCTAGATATACTGTGTTAGGTCCTGTCCCATGTTTCTTCTTTGAGACCTCTCTAACTTTTCTTATTTTTCTAGGATCTATAAATCTTAATTCTTGAATACCGTTCTGTACAGCTTTTTCGTCTATGATAACATGATAGTACATTCTACCATCAATATACCAATGTCTAAATATTTCATATGCTTGACGTTCGAAGTCTAACAAGTCTTTGACGTTTAAGAATTCGTCATGTATTTTTGTCTTGATTGAGTCCGGTACATCTACACCGTCTAAGTTGATTTCTGCCGTGTGGCTATCTGGGTCGTAAACGATTGATTCGTTTACAATGTCATCAATAGCATTTTCACATTCGGGTTGCATTGACATTTTTCTATAACGAGTTACTAGCTCGCCTTCGTTTTTGCTTGATTGTTCTAGATCTACGTATTGACCATAGACACCGCCTTCAGCAACAACGGTTGCTCCGTCGTCGTGACTAGGTGTTACGAAAGAGCCCAGATCATTATCTGTTGTCTTTCTTTTGATTTCGAATCCGAATAATTCTGCCATTGATTACCTCATCATATATTTATAAGAGTACTAGAATACTCTATTAAAGATATAAAGGCAACAGTTAAGTTGCCTTTAACCTTAGTTTCCGCCTGCGTTTCCTGTAGAACCACCAGTAACTTCCCACCAGTCGTACTGGAATGTCACGTTAAACTCTTGGATTACATCAGTTGCATTCCAATCTACGTCCATTTCAGTAATGTTTACTGGGAAGATTCCATTGAAGGAATATTCTCTGATAGGTACTCCAGTCTTCGAATACTGTATTACCTGTGCTGTAGATTTATATGATAAATCGCTAGCTGATCCAAAACCTCTTACGTTACCCAAATGAGAGTTGATAGTGTTCATCCACTCTTCCATTGAGTTTCTAATTAAGAAATCTTCGTCGTTGATAACTGTTACGTTCCATTCAGCAAATGTTCTATCACCTGCAATCTTTACCTTTCTTCCGAAGTATGGTACTTCAATGAAACCTAAAGTTGATGCTGGGACCTGAGAAGCTCTTATTAAAAAAGGGCTCTTTAGATCTGCAGCTCCGTTTGCAGGGTTAGTAATATTGACTTGGAACAGGGTAGGTCTAGCACCACCAAGTGATAGCTGGGACCTAATCTCGTTAATGTTAAAAGCCATTGTTTTCTCCTATTCCTATTTATTTAAAATTGTCCAACTACTTCTGAGAACTCAACTCCGCTTCTTACTGCTACAAAGTTTAGCTGTATGAAGTTAATTGATCTTGAAGGTTTGACATATATGTCTCCGACAAACTCATTTCTATCAATGACTTCGCCTGTATTGTTAGTGTCATCACACACAACTCTAAAGTCTACTATACCTCTACGTCCTTGAATATCTCTCAAGAAAGGTTCTACTAAATTTTTAAATTGTGATTGTGTGAAGCTGTCGTTGAACTCAAATAATGAGAACTTAGAAGCTGTACTAATTGCTTTCTCTAATACAATAAAGAGTCTTCTTACATTGATTCTATCAAATGCAGAAGGCTTACCTAGTAATGTTTTGTCACCAAATAGGATTGTTCCTTGACCTGGGAATGTAACAACTGGGTTAATATCTTTCTGATATAATGAATCTCTCTCACCCTTCTTAGGATTAAATGCTAGCTTAACAAGGTTCTTAATAGCACCTCTGTTATATCCAGCTGGTGAGAACCATGCATCTCTTAATGTATCACTTCTTACTGCTAGACCTGCGATGTCTCCGTTTAAAGGAAGATATCTGTATACGTCATCATACTTATCGTATTGATATTTGTATCCACTGTCTAGTAGTGCGTAACTTGTATTTGTGAGTCCGTTTCTGAAAGTGATGATGTCATCAATTTCGGATCCAATATTGTTTACTACATCATCTTTATCAGGTGATGCAAATAGTATACAATCTTTTCTGCTTTCACAAATGTTGTCTATGATATGATTAGCAAGACCATTTTTATTTGTTCCGCCAATAGCTTTACCTTGAAGGATTAAACTGATATCAATATCAGCTGGTTCCTTGAATAAGTCATAACCATCTGCAATGTCTGCTAATGAAATAGAACCTTCAGCTGCAGAATCAACTCCACCTGTTAGTGAGTCGTATGTAGCTGCTGAACCTGACAATGCTGTGGATGTAGCTGCTAATACATTTGCTGCTAATCCTGTAGCTGCTTTAGCATAAATCCATTGTGATTGTTTTTCAATAACATCAATCCAGTAGTTTGACTCTCCTGATTCTGTTTTAGCATCAGTAGCTCTTGATACGCCTTCGAATACTTCAATGACTGTACCTTTTGTTCCTGAGATATCTCCATCTTCATCAATTACTACTACATGAATTTCATCACCAACACCACCTTTGGATTCAACGTATGATGAAGTTCCTGGTGCTCCGTTTACAAGACTATGATAGTTCCATAACTTAACACCGTTAAGTGAAGTTATATCTCTAACTCCTGTATACTTTTGTTCTGTTGTAAAAGCTCTATTAGTAGTTTCTGCGCTAGCAGTCTCTGTGATTGAAGCTATAGTGAGGTATTGTACTCCTGTTGTTGAGTTACCTACTTTTAAAGTATCTCCTACACCTAGACCTAATGTTACTAAGTCAGCTGAAGCAGTACCTGAGTTGGCTCCACTTGCAATAGTTATATCTGCACCTAAGTTTTTTTCATACTCATCTGCTGTTTTACATACAGATACTTTTAAGCTGTTTCCAAGTGATCCTGGATACTTTGCTACAAAATGATTACCTGTATCAGAAATGGTGACATCTGCTATTTTATCTTCATTTTCTATTAGTACCCCAGTGTTAGAACCAGCGTTTAAACTGGAGCTATCTATCACTCTTGATACATATAATTTGTTTCCATAGGCTAAAAAGTTAGCTGCTGTGAAAAATGTTTCGGGATTAAGATCCCCTTTTGGTTTACCAAATCGGGCAACGAGCGTCTCCTCGCTGTCTACTAAGACACGAGTTTTAGCCGGTCCCCATTTGAAAACCCCTGCTATGGCGCCTTCTGTTGTAGAAACTGCTGGTACAACGGTACTCAGATCAACTTCTGATACATTTACGCCTGGACTAACCTGAAATGGCATTTCAATTCTCCTTTAATTTATCGGTAGATTATTAAGCTCTCGATTATTTATATAACTTTAGATTAGAAGACCTTACCAAGTCTGATCTCTATCGTAGTCATAATCCCAGCTTTTCACTAGTTCTCCACCTTTGAACTCGTCATCTTCATCCCAACTATTATCTCTACCATTATCTATAAAACCAAATGGTACGAGTTCGTCTTCCAATGCTTGTTCGTTTAATTTATATAGATTCTTTCTGATATCTATATCCGTAAGTTCTTTAAAGTAGTCCTGTTGAGATAACCATGCAAAAAATATTAAGCACATGACTAAGTCATCATTTCTACCTTCTTCAGCTTCGTAACTAGTTCCTCTTTTGTTAGCTACAAAACTTGTTAACTCTGATAATATTTCAAAGTCGTTTATTATCATCCTATCATTTTCAATAATAGTTTTTAACATAGCACAACCTATACGTTTCAATGCAGGTGTGGTTCTAATACCCATTTGGGAATCACCACCTCCAAAGCCACTGCCAGCTACTTGACCAGCTCGACCTTTCCATTGTGCTCTTAATATATTCTCATATTCTAAATCATGATGTAGTATATCAATTACTTGTCCACCAACATCATTAATCTCTGCTAACACATGAGCTTGATTGTATGCATATGCAGCATTGTATATTGCTTTTGGATAAAGTACTGGTGCAATCACATTGTTTCTATATGTAGCAACTACTTTATAAGGTAGCTCCGTAACATCTAAAATAACAAATGCACTATAGTCATTACCAACTCCTCTACTTGTATCAGCACATAAAGTGTATATGTGATCAGGTATAGGCTCTTCAAAAATCTTTAAACTCTCATTAAACTGTTTAGGATTCTCGAATACTAAATGTTTTAGTTTATGTGGATCAATTAATGTATCAGCTGATCCTAAGAACTCACATTCAAACTCAACTGCAAATTGTTTCTCTGATGTGTTTCTTATCGTTTGTTCTTTCCATTTCTCATCTCTTCCTGGAACATCCCACCAGTTTACACTTACTGTGGCATAGTCATTGAATCCTTTCTCAGCATCATGCCATAGTTTATAAAACATATTCATACCATTAGGAGTAGATGTAATCAATACTCTTGATGTTTTACCAGATGATATTGTAGGATATACAGAACTAAAGAATTCATCCTGCACCGTTGCTGGTACGAATGCAAACTCATCTAAGTATACTAAGTTAATTGACATACCCCTAACAGCAGATGCTGATGTAGATGATGCAAATATTTTGGATCCATTTTCTAATTCTATATTACCTTTGTTCCATTCTACAATACCCTGTTGTAAAAACCATGGTAAGTTTTCATAAGCTAGTTGTAGTCTTGATAGAATCTCTCTTGATGTTGCAGCTTTGTTAGCTAAGATAGCAATGTTAAAGTCTGGATTAAATAATGCGTAATGCATCATTACTGCTACCATCGTTGTTGTCTTACCTGTCTGACGAGGCATCTTACATATAACAAATCTGTTTTCATCAACAGTTCTCATTATATTCTTTTGGTAATCGTATGGCTGATAAGGCATTAGACCTTCATCAATACTAACAATTTTTATATATTTCTCACAGAAGTATACTACGTCTTTACTGCATTTGACAATTTCTTGTATTTCCTCTTCGCTAAAGTCAATAGTTATATTGGCTTTTTTTAGCTTCGGATTTCCTAAATAATGATCAGCCATCTTTGTGTTGTTTTACTTTCCTAGCACCACCTTCAATTAAATCAGTGAGGTCTTTAGTGCTTCCTACAAACAGGTTGTTGGTTACTTTTTGATTTTTATTTTCTTCTGGTTGTAAGTCTTTCATTTTCTTTTGAAGATCAAGTAAGTCTTTGTTAGCAGAAGATAATGTTCTAACTAAGTCTGCTACTACTTCATATGATCTTGGGTGTTGTGATTGTTGTGCTAAGTCAACAATGCCATTAAGTGCATCAGTTCCTCTCTCTATAACATTGTATAGGTTTTCCCTAGCATATTTAAAGTCATTCTCCATCTGTGGATCGACTTTCTTTTCTTCTTTAGCAGGTACTATCTCACCGTTAATAGGTTCAATATCTAGTGCCTTACTAATTGGGTCGTTATGTTTCTCCATTGAAAAAATCCTCAAAATCCGTTATCACGGAATAATTATCATTACTATAAATTCCACCTACTGCAATTGTTGCTGCAGCATTCGTGGTTGGATTCCTAAATTGATCTAAACCAGGTTTCTGTTTTATACCTACTGCTGCAGTATTTGATGTCAGCGTAGAATGTATCTTGGTGTTAATATTTTTAATAACACCAGCTTCTTTAACCGGTCCAAATAGATACGCTCTCATTGTAAAATTTAGATTCCATATTAATGCTCTTCTTGTCTCAAAATCACCTTCATAAGTATCTTGGGATGCTAAACTATTTAGTACGACTGGAATATCCACTTTATAGTCCATATCAGGAATTAGATTTATAGTGCTTGTAAATTCTGGAGTAAAGAATGGTACTACTTGTTCTAATAGCTGCGTAGCATCTTCAGCATATCTAGTATAGATATTGAACTCAAAGTTTATATCATATGGAACTGGAGTATACATTTTCTTTACATTGTTTCCAGTAGCAGGATCTTTTACTAGTTGATTGATTGTGTTTAATTTTCTTGATGGATCATATGTTAAGTTGGTCATCTCGAATGACAATCTAGGTAATATAATACTTTGCTTCTCTGTAAGACTTATATTTTGTTCTAGTCTAGCTGTTACTTTTTCTCTAGGAGCATAAGTTAAAGGACACTTTATCTTTTGGATTACATTATCATTGCTATTTCTTCTTTCAATATGCAAGTCATTGAATAATGTTCCAAAGAGTATAATGTACTTTCTTATTGAAGCATGATAGAATTGATTACCTAACATTAGAATGTACCGCCTTCACTAAACGGATCACTGTCTGTAAAGTCAATAAAGTTGTCTGCATTCGATTCAAAGAATGTATTTTCACTATCAGTAATATCATCTTGGTCTGTTGCTGTACCAACACCATCTAATAATATTCTGTGTCCTGTTTCTACATGTATTGGTAGATCTCCAGTTTCCATCATTAGCTGATTATGTATAGCCACATCAGTTGATCTGAGATCTTCTAGAATATCAATATCAGCAATACCTGTATTAAATCTTTCACCAGAGTATTCAAACATATCTAATCTTACTTCATAAAATTGTAATGAACCCATTTGATAAAACACTGGTTCATGTTCTACAAAGTTAACTGTGTACATTTTTTTGTTTAGTGGGAAGAAGATTACATCACCCTCTCTTGGTCTTTCTATGTTTGCTAAATCTTCTCTTCCTACATCTTGTTCAAATGTTCTTCTAGCAACTGACATAGTCATTGTATCTCTTTGTTCTACACCAAACTTGGAAAGGAAGTCTCCCTCTCCTCCAAACCCTTCTACTGTATTGATATACATTGGTACTGTATAGAATTCTTTAAATGTGGCTAGCTCATCTTCTCCATACAAGCTATCGTAATCGCCATATGTCTTTGGAAGATAGTATGCTTCTATACCATAAATGTTGATAGATTCGATTATTAAATCTTCGATCAGGTCTTGTTCTTGACTGCTCTCAAAGTTATTAAAGAATACACTTCTATTAGACATACTATTAACCTACAAAATCTTCTGGAGGGTATGCATATGATGACGCCATTTCTTCTTCTAGTTGCTGTCTTTCTGCAACGGCATCGTCGTATATTTTCTGCCCGTTAAACTGAACTCCTCCAGGTAATTGTAAACCCTCAAACTTTGTTAAATTAGAACCCCATTGAATCTTAATTAAGCAACTAGCATATCTTAAAAGCCATCTGTCTTTCCATACGTCAGTAAATGTGTCTGGATCAATAACTTTATATGCTTTAATTACTATTGTTTGGCCAGGAATTAATCTGTCCCAACCACCATCAATGTATACTCTATTGATGTGTCTGCTAAATCTTATTCTTTGTTTACCTACTAATATCTCTTCAATCATACGTATGTTTTGGAAGTTCATATAGTAAGGTACCAGCTCATACCTAGAAAGGTCGTAGAGGTCGTTTAAAGCGATCTGATACCGGACATTAAACAGGTTGTTAGTTGATAATGCATCACCGATATCAAACATATCTACAACACCAATAATGTTATCAGGCACTGTAAAGTATTTGTTATCTTTATCTGTTTGTGTGACTACGTGTTTATAGAATGTATGCTCCATTCCATCGAAGTGATAATCGACCCAGAAATCTAAAGCTTCATCTACTCTATCATCTACTTGATCTTCATCGACATTAATTTCAATGACGGGCTTACCTAACCTTCTAAGGCAATGTTCTTTAAATGTGTCTTTTGTTGTAGGTCTCATAGTATTATTTATTCTCCCCAGCTAATGTCGCCGTTAGCATAGTATACTTTAAACACTCTTCCAGTGTTATCTTCTAAGTCTGTCCCTACTCTAATGTCACCCTCAACATCTAAAACTGCTTGTGGATTGTCTGTTTGAATACCAATTCTATCTGAAGATGTATTAGCAACCAATAAGTCATCATTTTTATTTTGACCCATTCTTACTACAGCTTGTGCTTGAGCTTTATTACTCTTGATCTCTACTTGAGATGCACCAAGATCTTTACCTCTACTATCATCTGATAAAAAGTCTGCTAAATGTCTTCCTTTACTTGCCATTTATTCCCCCCACGCTATGTCACCGTTAGCATAATAAACTTTAAATGCTCTGTTACTATTATCTAATAATGTGTCTTTAATGATTACATTTGCCCCAAAGTAAGCATCACCATCTACAGATAACAAATGAGCTGGATTAGTATTACCTATACCAATGTTATTATTAGATGCTATTGTTATATTATTAGACGATCCAATATTGTATGACATGATCTGGAGTAAGTCATTATTGGATGCTGCTTGAGTTAGTATTACGTTAGCGCCATTTGTAGCTGTATAGTCTTCTGTTTCTTCTAATAGTATTCCGTTTAGAAATACCTGAATAGAGTCTCCAGTTCTATATCCTAAACTATTACCATCTTCATCATTACCAGCAAAGTTAGTCTGATTATTTGATGATACAAATTCATATAAAGTAAATGCGGAGAACCCAGCTGCACCGGCTTCATTAGTCCAGTAGAGTTGGCCGTTACCATATGTCTTTAGGATTTGTCCTGAGCCACCATCTTCAGATGGAAATGCTTGAGCGTTAACTGTTAGTGAGGATACATTTGCACCGACTTCAAATACACCACCTGCTCCTTTGGAGTACAGGACACCATCAGCTGTATTAATAGCTAATTCTGCTGTATCTAGATTTGATGTATTAGGCGGAGTGTTACTTATCGCACTGCGCTTAATCTTTATGACCGATGCCATTTAGCTCCTCATTCTTTGCGTATATACGCTGAGTTTAAAGCCCCTTATATAAGGGGCTATATAATATTATTTAGTATGTACCACCGTCAATGACTGCATCTAATTGACCTAGCTGTGAAGCTGTATATGTTATCTCTCCACCTGGTTCAGACGTAATACCTTCTACTACCACAAATGCTTTGTTAGCATGTGATGTGTCTCTAAAGAAACCAGAGTACTTATCTGTTCCACCTTCATCAAAGTTAGCGTAGAAACCTACGTCTACTGCATCAGCATCTGTACCAGTTTGGTTATCAGCAAGTGATAACATATTATCATTAATGTTAACTGTAGTACTTTCTACTGTAGTTGTTGTTCCTTGAACTGTCAAGTCACCTGATAATGTTAAGTTTCTAGCACCAATGTCTGCTGCACTAGATATAGTAGCACCACCAATAGCAGCACTTGCAGCATTTACTTCACCAGTAATATCTACATCAGCACCAGCTGTAATAGTACTAGTTACTCCTAAAGTAGTACCTACAGTAGCACCACCAGTGATTGCAGCTGATGCGGCATTAACCTCACCAGTGATATCTACATCATTACCGGCTGTGATTACACCTGTTACTCCTAAAGTAGTGCCTACAGTAGCACCACCAGTGATTGCAGCAGAAGCTGCATTTACTTCACCAGTGATATCTACATCATTACCGGCTGTGATTACACCTGTTACTCCTAAAGTAGTACCTATAGTAGCAGCACCAGTGATTGCAGCTGTTGCAGCATTAACTTCACCTGTAATGTCAGCATCACCACCAATTGTGGCATCACCTGTTGTTGTAACAGATGCTACTGATACAGCATTTGTTAAACTGACTGAAATGTGTGACGTGTTAGTACCTGCTACTACAATGTGATCGTCACCTTGAATCTGAACTGTTTCAGTGTTAGCACCACTAGCAACTGCTAAGGTTGATATTGAGGAGTTACCTCCTGCAGCAAAGTCTACGTCTACTGTATTTGCTGTAATAGTAATTGCACCTGAACCGTCAGATGTAACACCAATACCGTTAGCGCCTGTTAATACTACTTGCGAGTTAGCGGCGTTACCAGTACCTGTTAATTTAATTGTTGCG